TTAAACTTTTACCATGGAGGTACACTATGTTTGGACTTGGTTATAGAACTACATCGTATGCATTTGCAGCTGCTGCTGGATTCCTTATTCTTGCTGGACAAGCATATCACAAGTTTGCTTTTGCAAGTCTTGTGTGTGCTCTTATCCTTGCCTATCTGAAGATCAACGAAGAAGTGGATGATCGTCGTAATGATTGGAACAATCGTCGCGTAGACGACCTGGATGACATGGTTCACCGCGAACTTTCAAATCTTCAGGTGAACAAGGCTGATCGCAAGTGATTCAACGCCGGGGAAACCCGGCAAACGCTCCCATAGATTAACCGGCTAAATCCCCGCCCTTTCAAGGCGGTGACTCGGGGTTCGAGTCCCCGTGGGAGTATTTTATATTATGCTAAACATAAACATACCACATTTTTATTGTTATCTGCGAAAAGAACAAATGTATCAGCACAAAACTCACATAGGTGAGTTTGATAAAGTTTTGGTTTTTGGTGCTCAATCTTGTTCTGGCAGGGCATTGACATTTCATGTATTGACGGATTATGGTCTTGTGAGAAGCAGGGTCCCCATCCACATGCTTTGCCACAAGACAGATTCTTCAGTTTTTCCTTTGGATTATTTGCAGCTTTGGGATTGTTTTGATGAAAAAGTAACTGTTACTGAATTTGACGCATTGACAGATACTAGATCTAAAATCGTATTGAAAGATGGTTCCGAACACTGGGGAAAGTACATGATGACTTTCGACTGGTTTAGAAATTCTTATTCGGATGAACCTTCGCAATATAAATGCTTGCACATGTTCAAGTTGGATAACGGGAATTTTACACTACAGCCAAACAATAGAATTAAATGGAAATGCATGTCATTTGTTACAAAGCCATTTCCTGAAAAACCAGATTATTTGGTTGATGATAAGGCGTGGATTTGTGAAGACCAGAGTGATCGTTGGATTATAAATTCACACGACAGTTCATATTACTATACCATAGATAAAGTTGATATTGTTGATCCGGAGAAGAAAAACGAACAGCACGGGGGTTCGAATCCCCCCGGTTCCATTTGACGGGACCGATTGGTTTCGACTGGCGTTGAGTAGGCAAAGGGGAGATATCCGGGACCGGCAACGGGTTCCGCAAACAAATGTTGCAAAATTTAATTGCCAACCAACTGGCAATGGCTGCTTGAAGCAGTGGGGAATGGTCATCCCGCATCTGAATCGACCCGGAGTCCACAAGGACTCCGTTTTTATAAATAATTATGCCGCTTAGGACCGTCAGGGTGCGAGACTCCTCATTTCGGGGAGTCTCGCCTTTTTAGTCTGCAGCAACATTTGGTATTTCAGTGGTAGCTATGCTAATACTAGGTCTTGAAATTCGTGAAATAATTGAAGAGACATAAGTGGTCGATGCAGATCGCCTTTTGCCTTCCACTTGTATTTTTCTATCGGTTCCATCAGAGCAGGTTCCATTTTTTGTCCATTTTGGTGTGACACCAGAATAGGCAGAAGCTCTAATATCACATTGATTTTGTGTTTGATCTTGATAACACAGTGCAGTGCCATCAGCTAATGTAAAATTACAAGAACCTGTTTCTATTGAGGTATTTTTATCAATAAGGTCGTATGCGCCTTGTTGTAATACTTCCAATAAAATTGGATTTCCAAAACAAACTTCATCAGAAACTTCTTCATCTAGAACAATTGTTTCTGTACCATCTGAATTTTTAAACACCGATAATACAGTAAAAATTTTATTATTTTTATTTGTTCCTGTAATTTTTATTCTATCTCTCGGATAGATTCCAAAATTTATAAGCGAAATCGTTCTATCTGAAATCAAACTATTAGTTAATGTATAGGTAACAATCGGATTTTTTGGAACGGTTGACAATCCTATTTGAGGAATGGATTTCATATGTTTATTCAAATACATGGTAATTCTTTGATTTATAGAATTAACACTTATAGGTTGAGCTATTATTGCATAATTAACAAGCCTAATAAATGAATATGTTCCGGATAAATCGGCTTCACTTTGCGGATCTTCTATTAAATGAGTTGCTTGGGATAATGTAAAATTAGTTCCCGGATTCAATTCAAAAAACAAAGCATTTATAAGATCTCTATCATTTTGATTGGTGGATTGTGCGTAGTCTATTATTACGCTAGAATAGTCAAATGAAAATGAAATATTGGGAACAGATGCAAGATAATTTGATTTTTGAATGTCGCTCTGCTTAGTTACTTTAAAACTCAATCCAGAAAATAAACCAGACCTTGTTGTTATGGTTACAGGGGTTTTTATTTTTGAAAAATTTTTATTTTTATAGTTTCTGTTAGACATGTTTTTATTTTATATCGACAGAATCGCCAAAGCAGATGACAATATACCAGCTGCAGAAGTACTAGGACCAGGTGCAGCGGTTAATGTATTTACAGACATAGGAATAAAAATACTTTCACCTGGTTCTAAAATATATCCAGGATGTTGATTTCCAGTTGCAATAGAGATGGGAGTTCCAGCCTGTCCTATTAGAGCTGCAAGTATATGTGTTTGATTTTTTATATGAGTCCCATGAACTGGAACTAAAGCTGGATTTTGTGGATTTGCAAGTGAAACAACAGGAGTAGTTGGAGTCAAAGTTATACTCCATGTTCTAACCGAGTTTGATTCTGATGTTTCATTTCTAATTCTAGCAGGTATTGTTGAGTTCAATCGAGTATTAATTGCAGAGATAGCTGTTGATATGTTCGCTGCATTTACACCAACAGTCGCTGTATTTCCAGATCCGGTTGCACCCACAAAAAGACCATAAAGATTTGATCTTCGATCAGTATCTACACTAGCAGAACCTACAACGGTTACTTGTTGTGGTATGGAGAAACTTACAATCATATCACCGGGATTATTTCCAGCACTAGCACTTTCAGATGCCTTTGTTCCTCTAACAACAACAGGAGTTGGATTAGTCAAAGAAGTCCATGTGTTTCCCATTACACGCAGGATATCACCGGTAACATTTTTTATTCCTACTATAGGATCTATATTGGCAGTCAAACTTAATCCAAGATTGGAAACAAATACCTTTAACGCATCTCCACTAGAACCAATTGCTGTTCCATTACTTCCGGCAATGTAAGTAGAGTGGGTGGATCCTCCCTGAAAAGGTGAAACTTTTACGGTATCATTCGCTGCAGTTAAAGTCCATGCTCTTGTAGTTCCAATTTCACCATAAACTCTTATACTATCTGTTCCAAATGTTAATGCTCTTCCACCGGTCGTAGAAACCAATCCTGTTATTCCTACAGAACCAAGAATAAAAACAGATCCAGTAACACCCACTCGAACACCGTTAGTTATTCCTTGTATACCACCTGTTATAGCTAAAGGTCCACTGATTCCATTTGCAACATATATTGGTTGGGAGAATGAGTTTCCAACAACAAAAGTTCCATATCCAAAGACACCACCAGTAACAGCTATTCTATCACCACTTGATCCATACAAACGAACTGGCATTGGTGTGCTCTCGTTTGTTTTGTATGAGTAATTATCGTCTCCCCATGCGGCTTTTATAATTTGGACATGGGATGTGACACCTGCATTTTGGACAATATCTGTAGCCAATACTGCATCGCCACCGAGAATCGCCACTGGTATGTTATTATCTTCGTCTACAGCCATTAAAATTTCTCCGAATATTTGACCTTATACCTATATATTCCAGTTTTATGTGGTATAATAGAGTCATGATAATAGACTTAAAGAATAAATTCTCAAGAAGTGTGGAACTTTATGTCGAAAAATGGAAAGTTCCTTACATAGACGCAATATTAGCTTTATGTGAAGAATATAAGCTAGAACCAGAAGCGATAACAAAGTTTTTAAGTAAGCCACTAATAGAAAAACTTAAGGTCGAAGGTCAGGACCTAAATATAGTGGCAAAAAACAAGTCAAAATTGCCGTTTTGACTTGACCAACAAGATACAATCTGATACAATACAACCAATAGGCCAAGGTAGTTCCTTGGGAAAGGAAAACATATGTCATTTAGCGATTTTAAGAAGAAGTCAAAGAACAGTATTGAACAACTCGCAAAGAAGCTTGAGGAGGATATCGGCACCAAGAAGAGTTATAAGGATGACCGATTCTGGAGACCGGAGCTGGACAAGACCGGTAGTGGATACGCAGTTATTCGCTTCCTGCCTGCAGGGGAAAATGAGGACATCCCATGGGCTAAGACCTACACCCATGCATTCAAGGGTAAGGGCGGTTGGTATATTGAGAATTGCCCTACTGCTATTGAACAAAAGTGTCCTGTATGTGAGATCAATAACGAGCTTTGGAATTCCGGGATCGAGAGCGACAAAAACATCGCTCGCGACCGTAAGCGTAAGCTCTCCTACATCTCTAATATTCTGGTGATTTCAGATCCTGCTAATCCACAGAATGATGGTAAGGTCTTCCTGTTCAAGTATGGTAAGAAGATCTTTGATAAGATTCAAGAGGCTATGAAGCCTGATTTCCAAGATGAGAAGCCAGTGAATCCTTTTGATCTCTGGGGTGGATCTAACTTCCGTATGAAGATTCGTAATGTGGCTGGATACACTAATTACGACAAGTCTGAGTTTGATTCTCCTTCTGGTCTTTTCGATGGAGATGATAAGAAGCTGGAAGCACTTTGGAACAAGCTCTATCGTCTGAAGGAGTTCACCGATCCGTCGAACTTCAAGTCATATGATGAGCTCAAGAAGAAGGTTCACAATGTTCTCGGAGCTAACATTCGTGATACTAGTAGCGAGGACACTACTGTAGAGGATGACATGGATGAACCCGTGGCACCTAAGCCTTCTACAAAGAAGAAGAGTTCACCTGAACCAGATGATGATATGGATGCCATGTCTTATCTGGAAAAGTTGGCTAATGAATAATTAGCCAAAAATTCTTCTCCAATTCGGCAGAAATGCCGTCTCAATGGCCACCTTTTCGAAGGTGGTCATTTGTTTATTGGTAATATTAGTACTAATGTTGTTTACTACTGCACCACCACCATTTCCACCTTCCATTTGCACTTCTCCGCCAGTCATTTGCTCTCTTGCTTCTTGGTTTTTATTTTCGGTTATTTTTTCAGTTTGTGATTGTCGGGTTGCCTTTGCAGCTGCATCGATACTATTTGGTCCAGAAACCGGAGATACTTCTACTCCGCCGTTTTTTGTTGAAGATACAATCTCTGCAGATCCATTTTTGGCATCACCTGCCATGGCAATTGGAGTTGGTTGATTTACAACCACACTATTGGGACCTGCCGCCATCATAGATCCACCTTCAGCAAATGAGACAAATGATTTTTCATGCTTGGGAGAAAACACATATTTTACTTTTTTACTTTCATAAAAATGCGGTTTTCTTTCTATTGAGGTTTTATGAAAAGCTGAACTAGATGTGCTTTTTATTTCAGTATTATTAACTGGATTTGTGTTAGTGTTATTTTGTATTACTGTTTGTTTTTCTTTATTTGATTGGTCGTTATTTAATGTCGAATTATATTTTATTGAAAGATTTGCAGATGGCTCTACAATGGTATTTTTTATATCTGATTTATTAGTCACAACTGAATTTGGTGTATTGTATTCATTTTTCCATAAATTTTCGGCAGAATCTATTTTGTTCTGGATTGTGTTTATGTTCTTTTCGATTTTAGGAGAAGGAAAATTAAATAATTTATCGTTTTTAACCACTGTGGGATTTTTTCCCATAAAGGTGTTCATTATCGAAATTTTTTTATTTTGTTCCGTTATTCTGTTGGAATTATCTACTAAGGATTTGCTGTTTGATGTGTTTGTTGGGCTGGAACCATTTTTAATATTTTTAGTATTATAGGTTACATTATTAATTGTAGTTTTTGACGGCAATTTATTAATTTGAAATAATTCTTTAATTTTTCCAAATAGATCACCAGAAAAATTATTATTTTCTTTTTTTGGCTCCTCAATTTTTGGAAGACTGTCTTGATATTTTGGGGAAATGTCAATCGGATCCTTTTTTTGTAAGGTAGGATCCTCTTTTTTAATTTGTCTTCCTTCAAATCTTGGTAAATTAGGCATTTCTTTCCGTTCTCTTTCTATTTTCTTCCTGGATGTAGTGCCTCAATTGGGACACATAAATCTCTCTTTCAAATGGCATCATGTTTTCTATATCACTTAACGACCATTTATGAATATGCATAAGATTGAAATTCAATCTATAATAACTAACGAGATTTATATGACCGAGGCTAATTCGAAAAAAGAGTCAATTCCATTAAACTTAACGCTTCTGCTAACTCCGTCCTTAGTCTTATAAGGTAATTCTAATTCTAATTTGGGAATTTTTCTGAAAAATTCAATTAAAATATTATATTGATCCATGGTAAGAGAATCGAAAAATTCTTCGATGTCGTCTTCGCTGGTATCATTTTTTGTTATTGAATCAGTAGATGTTTGAAATTCAACAAAACAGTTTGCAAATAATTTTTTCAAATCATCATCGGTTTCTTTTTCTATGTAATAATTCAAATCCGGTGATTTTAACAATAACACCATTCCATTACCAAATTTTACTTTGTATATATTTTCTATTTTTTCATTTGGTTTAAATAATGATATATCGCATTTCAAATTTATTTTTTCATTAGTCTCAGGACAGATTATTTGAAAGTCAAAGACCTCGCTAACGGACTTTGATCTCAAGTTTAAATATGCCATTTGAGCATCTATTAAACTTAAATTGCCTGCATCTTTTATATCATGATAGCAATTTTCTATTATATTTTTCATGGCTTTTGCCATAGATGACACAGATCCTTCACTTTGTGCCAAAAGTAAATTTTTTTCTTCTTTTACCGTCATTGGTCTAAATTTATACTTTTTATTTGATGCCGGTAATGTCACTTCAAATATTGGTAATGATTTTTTTAAAATTTCAGTTAACATATTTTATTAAAGTCTATTGGACTCTACTCCTACTGTAAATGCTATTGTCATAATTTGATACGCTGGTTCAGATTCTGCCGCGAATTTAAAAGGCATAATTTTCTCTATAAAGCAGTTATTGTAAATATATGGTCTTTGTCTTTCTTCTTGATAATTTACAGGATATATTATTATATTATAACCATATATGTTATTTTTTTGCGGTCCTTTCCATTTAAAATAGGTGTCACCATTTTTGTTTCCTGGAAAGTCGAATTGTGTTCTATTATAATTTAAAAAACTGAATAAATTCCATTCACCTCCCCACTCACCCTCTTTGGAGGGCACCATAAATGTCAATAATAAATTATCTTCATATTTGATGCCTACTGGTTGTTTGTATTCCCAATTTCCTCTCCAATAAGTGTTTGTATAAAATTGATATTTTGGTCCAGGAAGAGTTGCTTCTATTACATATCTTGATGCATCCAAAATCAATTCTCCCTTACCAGCTTCATAAATATAACAATCATATAAATGGGCAGATTGTAACCCTATAGTGTTTACGAGTTCTATTATAGAAGTTATTGAGTTTGGATTTCGTGTTGTCATTTGATGTGTAGGTGGTCTTCCGTTAAAATTTTAAATTTCCATCCTTTTTTTGAACAGTAATCTAAAGCAGATTCCCACTTAGAGTTATTTATTGCATATCTGGCATACTCTTCAGAATAGCTTTTCTTTTTCTTATTCTTTGGAGCAACTGTTTGTTTTTTTGGTTTGATTTCAACAAGAAATGTTTCCACAACAGAATTGTTTACGGTTTCAAAAAGAAAATCCGGATAATACATACAAACCTTGTTTTTTATTGGGCAAATGTAAGGTATTCTAACTTCTTCGCTTGCCCAGCGTAAAACCGAGTTGTTTTCATCCAGATATTTACAAAACTTCCTTTCCCATAAAGATCTACAAATTATGTTGGATGGATCACCTACATATTTTGATGGATTTTTTGGGTAAAACTTAGTTTTATAGGGCATAATAAAAATATTTATGGCTATCACCGTACCACCAACTCTAAACAAAACCCCATTCACAAAAACGCCGTTTTTGGTGTATTTACATGGAGCCGATACAGAGGCACCAAATAAATGGAGAGGTTGGACCAGAGAAGAGGTAAAAGCAGCTGGTAAAACTTGGGTTTTACCAATGCCAGAAAGAGGATTTGGAACAAATACAGAATTGAAAGTTACCGATGAGGAATCTGTATTAAGATATCCAAGCACACTGGGCAAAGCTACCGGAATGGGATCAAAATTTGTAAGTACAATTGCCGGTGCGATACCATTACTTGGAGGTCTGATTACAGACCTTGATCAAGCAATGAGAGGGCACGGTATTGGTGGAGCAGGAGTTCCATTAGATTTTACTTCTTTGACTGTATATGGCAATAAGAAACGATCATTTAGATTTATTTTTGATTTATATGCTCTTGATAGTAAAGATTCAGGATCAATTTCAAGATTTTGTCGAGAGATGCATGGTAATTCTATGGTTAGACCTGGGCATGGTTACTTAACAACTCCCTATGTTTGGACATTCTCGATATTTACCAGTTCTGGAGAAGATGTTACAGCATTATGGTTTCCAGATCCTGGTGCATGTGCTATGGTAAATGTATCGGATACACCTAGTAATTTTATTCACACTCATGATGGAACAACATCTGCGAGATCTATAGTTACTTTAACTTTAACTGAAATAGAACCAATGGGTTATCATAAAGGCGCATTTGTGCCTACTTGGTCTTTCGATCCATTTTAAGGAATAAAGATATAAAATGAAATATTTTACTTTTTTCGACAAAATTCAATACCAGTTTGCAGATGATAGTTTACAGATGATGAATATTTTTAATAGACCCTCTGCAAATGTATCATTTGAGTTTCCTATTTCTCAGCCATACACCTATTTTATTGAAGACGGTAATACTCCCGATGATGTCGCAAGAAAAGTTTATAATGATGACAATTACTTTTGGTTTGTTTTGCTTCAAAATAAAATAGTTGATTTTTATAAGGAATGGCCAAGTTCATACAGTCATTGGAAGGATCAGTTATTAACTATTTACACGGCAGATACTTTTTTTTCTCCACATAAATTAGATGTGCAGATTGGAGATATAGTATCAAAGGTTGGAACAAGAGAAATAGCCGGTGTCACATTAGAAATCGACTTTGAAAATGCTGGAGTTGTAAGTGGGGTTGATCCATTCTTAAGATCATTTGATGTGCATAGAATAGCCGGTGAGATAAAGGAAAATAATAATTATTGGATTCTAAGAAAATCTGGATTTAGCTATAGAAAAATAAATCCCCCAAATTCGACCGCAGCACATGTCCTTTATAGAAAAGAATTAAAACTGAATGCAGGAGTTGAGTTCTATTCAATAGACAGCAAGAATAATAATATAATGATATCTCCATATTCAGATCCAAGTGGCACTAATTTAGTTTCATCTGGTGTCGATAATATTTTTGATTATCCAGATACTATTTTATCAAAATATATCAAGAAAGAATTACCTGGTTATATAATCCCAAGATCATTTTCAGACGAGAAAGAAAGAGAATGGTTGTTTAAGAAAAATATACAAGTAATTCCTATAAGTAATCTTACAAATCTCAATAATGCATATTCTGATCTTTTCGTGAAGGATTCTATATGATTAATACACCATACACTAAAGCACAAAAGATATTTAATTTAGTTGAAGTTTATATTCAACAAAGAGACGGAAAAGGAGCAAATAAAGGTGAAAAAATTTATTTGTTCAAAGGAAAATATCCATTCGTTTCCAGTTCCTTTCAAGAAGAAATAACATCCACACAACTACCTGTAATTCAATCTATCATGATACATGAAGATATGAAAGCCCCTTCTCTGAAGGGAAGGTTAAATTTTGTGGACAGATTGAACATCGTAGAAAGTTTAAAACTAAGTCCATTAGATTTATTGTATATAAAGGTCATGGAAGAGGAAACATATCTTCCTGGAATTTCTTCGCCTAAAATTAAAAATCTTGTGTTTTCAATAACATCGGTTGCGCAATTAACACAAGAAATTCATGCAAGTACTATAGGTCCAAATACACACACCAGAGAAGTTCAGCTAGAATTTTGTTCAAATGAGCATTACATTTTAAATTATAGCTACTTTGATTATATGGATGAAGATTTTATAGGTCCTATATCAGGCAAGAATGGACTCATCCAGTACATTTCAGACAAAGTGTTCAAGAAAAATGGAACTCCATTTTCTACCGCAAGCGTAGATATAAAAGCAGATGAAACATCAAATTACATTTATTTGAAAAAATATCACAATTTTTATCCTTGGGGAAAACCTACTTTTCCTCCTCTTCTGTCATCATTGATGCAAATGTTGACAGAACACTCTGTAGATAAAAATAATCCAAATGCAGCTAATTTTATGTTTTGGCAAGACTTGGATGGTTGGAATTTCAGGTCTGTGGAATCAATAATAAAGGAATATCCAGAGCCTGTCGCTGTTTACAAAGTTACAACAAATACAGATGACCCGACTAGAATATTGGCATTTGAATTTAATATAGAGGGTGATGTAGAAACTGATTTCTTCCAGCTTATAAAACACGGAGCATTTGGCTCAAATTATTTGTTTGTCGAACCGAAATATGAACAAGATCCATACGCAAGATTCTTAGATACATCGGAGTCCCATGAAATAAAACAAATAAATTACGAATATATCAAAGATAATGATAAATGGCTAAAGATAGAACAATTATCTGTTCTGGATGATTCTGAATATGTTCCAAATTGGAATAAAAACAGGCAATATGACCAATTCTATGGATATTTTAATTCTGGATTTTATAACAAGAAAAAGAAAGTCGATTGGGAATATCATGGATATAGTTACTCTAACAGGCAAGAGGATACGCTCTGGCAAACAGTTTTTGATATTACCGATATGGACGGTGAGATACTAAGAAAGATTCAGAAGGAAATAAAAGAACCTCTGGTAAAGCATAGAAAAGAATATGCTAAGAAGATGAACCTGAAAGAAAAGTGGAAAGTCTATAGATGTTCTATTTGTTGTGCTGGTTTGATGGACGATGATATGGGGTCTACCTTATCAAATGCGTTATCATCCTACGAGATTGTTGCCGCTGGATCATTCACAGATGTTTTGAATTATGATGGAGCAACTAAAGTACAGGGAAGCACAGATCCATTCCAACGCAGTGGAATTACATTAAGTTATGATTTGAATGAATATCCATATAGTCTGAGCTTGGGTGAATTTTTCAATCTTGAACAGCAACCAGATGTATTCACAAAATATAGATTTGACTTGGAAATTACAAGATATAATAAACTATTAGACATCTTAAATAAGAACATTCAAGCAAGAGAAAATCGAAAAGAACAATACAATTCTTCATACGCTGCGTACCAAGCCAAATGGAATGTGAAAAAAACAGTGTGTGAGGATTCTTCTTGTATTGGAAAAGAATGTACATGTCCTAGCACCAGTCCCAGTGAAATAAAAGATAAAGTAGACTCGATAATAGCATATGAAGAATCTTTAAAACGGCATGAACAAGAAATTTTAGATCTTCCTAGTACCGTGTCTATACAAAGTACTATAGAAAAATTAGAGCAACTAAAACAAGAATTTGAATTATTATATGAAAGTTATTGGAATAGAAGAGCATTTTTCTTTTCTAAAGATATAG